AAACACTAAACATTGCACTTGCTGGCACTGGTGTTGGTAAATCATTGTTCATGTGTCACGTTGCTGGTTCTTGTTTGAATCAGGGTAAAAATGTTTTATACATAACTATGGAAATGGCAGAAGAAAGAATCGCTGAACGTATTGATGCGAATCTTTTAAATCTGACCATGGACGAACTTAAAGTTATTGACAAAGATATTTACGAGAGCCGTATTGAAAAGATCTCTAAGAAGACTCAGGGTAAGTTAATTATTAAAGAGTATCCAACAGCAGGTGCACATGCTGGTCATTTCCGTGCATTGTTGGAGGAATTAAAACTGAAGCGTGAATTTAAACCTGATATTATCTTCATTGACTATCTGAATATTTGTGCAAGTCAGCGAATGAAACAGGGTGGAAGTATTAACTCTTATACATATATTAAGGCAATCGCAGAAGAGTTGAGAGGTTTGGCAGTTGAGTATAATGTTCCAATTGTATCGGCTACGCAAACTACTCGATCTGGTTTCACGAACAGTGATCCAGGACTAGAAGATACTTCTGAATCTTTTGGTCTACCTGCAACTGCTGACTTTATGTTTGCTTTGGTCAGTAATGAAGAGTTAGAAGCATTGAATCAGATTATTGTAAAACAGTTGAAGAATCGTTACAACGATCCTAGTTTCTACAAGCGATTCGTAGTTGGTATTGATAGAGCAAAAATGAAACTATATGATACCGAAGCATCAGCACAGGATGGACTGGCAGATGCTGGACAGGATGACGATGATGTTCCTATGTTTGACAAATCATCTTTTGGAAAACGACAACGAGCAGAATCGTTTGATGGATTTAAGTTTTAGGAGAAGATATGGTAAAGGTTATTGTAGCAAAACAAAAATATGATATGACTCATATGTTGGGTCAGTTTCCTGACGAGTCGCATTATGACCATCTTATTGAAGAAGATACAGATGTATACATGCCAGAGATTCCAGGACATCCAGAGTTGACCTATTCTGAAGAACGAATTGTTCTTAAGTTTCGTAAGAATTACTTCACTAAAGAGCAACAGGATCAAGCATACATTGGACTTCGTGAAGCTGCAACTGAAACGCAGAATCGTGGTCTTGCAGCTGGACCACGTGCAGAGAAACTTGGCAATCGTGAATGGGTTACAGAGTATGAGTACGACATTCTAGATTACTTTATGGATCCAGCAGCGAATCTGTTTGGTGAAGATCCGATTGAAGAGATTCGTGCATCACACAAAAATAAGAAACCATCTCCATCTAATCGTAACAACGTATGGGGTATCTCTGCAGTTAAGAAAGACAACTTTGTTTTTGAAGACTGGGTAGAAACAACTAAGAAACTATCTGCTTCAGAACAAAAAGAAGAAGCGAAGCGAGTGATTGAAAAGTATGTCTGTGCGACCACTTATGCTAATGGTGTGTTCTCTGGTATTGCTGGATGGTTCGATCGTTATCCTCGCATTCCTTTTGGTCGTGCCACATCTTATACTGCAAACTATCCAGAGAAGTTTGCGATGGCATATCCATTCCTACAATCTCTAGCAAAAGGTTTCAAAGATCTGTTGCCATGGAGATATGGTAATCAGATGGAAGCAGCAAAGAAAATGGATCCTCGTTTCTTAGTTCCAGAAACTCCATTTACTACTGTCACTGTAAATAGATCTTTTAGAACTGCATGTCACTACGATGCAGGTGACCTAACTTCTGGTCTTTCTAATCTGCTGACATTATCAAACAATGGTAATTATCGTGGATGTCATCTTGTTGCACCTGAGTATCGTGTCGCAGTGAACCCAAGACCTGGAGATCTACTACTAATTAACAATCACGAAGTGATGCATGGTAATACTCAGATTGAATTGCTTGACGCTGTGGCAGAAAGAATTTCTTTGGTTGTGTACTTTCGTGAGAAGATGCTTGAGTTGGGTTCTAAAGAATACGAAGATTGTCGCTATGACTTTGTTGAGCATCGTAAAAATAATAAAGAACATCCTGAACAACGACCACTTTGGAATGGTGTATCTCCAGCAATGTGGGAATCTAAAGAGTGGTATGATTATTGCGAAAGCAAACTTGGTCGTGACGAATTGTTAAAGTACCACCCATTAGCAGAAGAGAAACAATCACTAGAGGAGTTCTTCGGATAATGTGCGCAGTTATTGGAGTTATCCTACAGAATCCTAGCAAACAAGACTTTGCGATGATTCGTCGTATATTTCATGAGTCTAAGATTCGTGGAATGCATGCCACTGGTATCTCATTCCTACCAAATTGGAGTAAAGAGATAGTTACTATCAAAGAGCCAGTGTCAGCAGACAAGTTTGTTGACATACATCTTCATGACGACAATCTAAAAAATATGGTAGCAGAAGATGGTAATCTTTATATGATTGGGCACTGTCGTTATTCAACCAGTGATCTTGAGTACAATCAACCAATGCATCACAATGAGAAAGCCATTGTTCACAACGGAGTGATTACGCAAGAACTGCCTGAGAATTGGAAAGAGTTATATGGTTACGATTGCATCACAAAGAATGATAGCGAGTTAGTTCTACATTCAAACGATCCACTGGTAGAATTTAGTCATATGTCAATGGGTGTAGTAGAACTATACTTGGATAGAAAAATACGATTGTATCGTAATGGCAAACGTCCATTATATTTGTCTTCCATTCAGAATGGATGTATAATTACATCTACTGCTGATATTGCCGCACGTGCTGAGGTTCCTGCAACTCCAATGGAAGTTTTAATGAATCACTATATTACATTTGATAATCAACTAACAATGTTAATTGAGAAAGTTGATACAGACGCAAAAGATTTACAACATTATGAATTTTGTTAATTCTACAAAAGTAGAAGAAATAATTAAAAACAGTCCAGCTGGTAAGAACACCAAGTTCTTATCGGCTGCACATTCATTATGGTATCGTTTTCATAACTATGATAAAGCACCACCATTGGCATATGAAGATAATGGTGAAGTTGTATCGTTAATTTTTGCAACACACAATCGAGATGGTTATGCAAATCTTTATGAGATTGTAACTTTAGAAGGAAAAGAAGGAAATGGATACGCATCAAAGTGCTGGGACGCATGGATCAAATATGCAGTCGAAGAAAGAAAATCTCAACGACTCAAAATCTCATGCACTCCATCTTCCGTTACATGGCACAATAAAAATGGTCTCATCTTCTGGGCAGTCGATCCAACAGGCTCTCTTAGATCTGACCAGCCACTATTTCCTACGAGAGCCGAACAAATTGCCTACAGAAACAACGCCATCGTAAATCCACTACAAGCACTACCTCCATACAAAGCACGTGAACAATTTCGTGCAGAAGCACTTGAGTCTTATACGTGGAGTGCTAAGAAGAAAGCAAAAACACAATCTGCAATTGACGCAGTTGGTAATGCTTGGTTGCGTGACGCAATAATGAATCAACCATCATTAGAAGAATTTTTAGTATAATGGATTATCGTTTACCGCAAAATTGTAGAGAAGCGTTTATTCGCTGGTGGATCTGGTCATTGAAGTATGATGACTGCGACCCAGCTGTATGGATGACTAATTATCTACATAAGAGATATGAACATAATGACGAACAGCGTCTTTGGTTAGCGTGGTTATATGGCAACACTTACTATCTACCAACAGCTTGGGTATTGATGAACGAATTCCCAGACTTCGAGTTGGCAACAGTAGATCGTATGGAACAATGGAACACTGCCAATTATAAACGACTACGTTATCAGACAGACACAAAGTGGAACAAAGGACATCTTCCTACCATGTTTGCGTCATACCAAAAGTTTATTGGAGATAGAACACAACGAGAGGCACTGGAGGAATACTATGGATACACTGAGGAAGAGAACTTTAATAATTTGTGGAAAGGCATTAAGTCTAGCTTGCATAAGTTTGGTCGTTACAGTACTTGGTTTTATATTCAGCATCTTAAGCATACCACTGGTGTTCATGTCAATCCTACTTCTCTCATGTTGGACGATTATGATGGCTCTCGCTCTCATCGTAATGGATTACTTTGCGCCATCGGCAGACACGACGATATGGATAGAAAACTCACTGCAGCAGAGTATGCAAATCTTGAGTCACAAGCCTATGCGATTCTTTGCGAGGCGCAAGCGAGATTTCCAGAGTTGGCGCACCAGATAGATTACTTTACCATGGAAACTTGTCTGTGTTCATTTAAGAAAATCTTTCGTGAACATCATGGACGTTATCTTGGATACTATCTTGATAGACAAGCAGAAGAGATTATGCAATGTGAACGAGATGGATGGTATGGTATCGACTGGGATGTGCTATGGCAAGCCAGAAATGAGTCAATTGATCTACGTCTTGATCACAAACGTGGGATTGATAAAGAAAGATTTAGTTCGTTTTTAAGAACAGGTAAACTTGAAAATTTAGAATGGATGTTTAACGATGAAGAACCACTACTTGAAGGACTGGAGCAATTCGCATGAGTGATAATATGATTACTACTGGATCTATAACAATTCCAACATCATCAACACTCACTGTTGGAACATCATATGGTGGTAATGGAACATATGGATCTATTGCCATGGGTGTTATAACTGAAAACTTACTGGACAAGTATGAGTTTAATAAAGTTGTAGTTGATCATAAAGTGCAAGAACACGAGTTGATGAAACTCAAAGAAGTTGCACCAGACTATGCAAACGAGATTAAAGAAAACTTGGCTAAGAATGCGTCAAGAGATATAATTAAGAAAATGTCCTTTACAAGGAAACACGATAAAGAATCAGATGTGCATCATTTCATCGGTCGTGTATGGGTATTTACTGAGGAAGAGTTAAAGAAGTTAATTGAGGATGTGAAAAATGCTTAAGGATAATTTTAGTATAACCGATACTATTTCAATTCAAGTGATTCGAGGAGAGCCAAAGATGCGTAAACTAATTGCTGTAGGTGGATCTCCAGGAACAGGTAAAACAACTCTATTCCGTAAGTTTATGGAAGGTAAAACTTGGGAGAAAGTTGAGCCAAAGAAGATGCTTCCTGCAATGTATTGTAAAGAATTGGATCTTTATGTGCTAGGAAAGTATGAGGATGGGGAAACTTTTGCTGGAACAGATCGTCTAAGTATGGCTGTTCAACCCATCGCCCAAGGATTCTTAACTGAAACCAAGTCCAATATCCTATTCGAGGGAGATCGAATCTTCAATCAGTCCTTCCTAGAGTTCGCTATGGGACTCCCAAATACCGACCTACAGGTAGTCTTCCTAAAAGCACCTAAAACGATCCTAGAAGCCCGATATAAGGATAGGGGTTCCGACCAGTCTGAACAGTTCCTAAAAGGGCGAGAGACTAAATATAGTAATCTATTATCCAACTTTGATCTGATGCCCTATATTACTGAGTTTAATAATACTAACTTAGAGGAGCAGGGGAAAGTTCTTGCATTTCTGGAAAATCAATTAGTCCAGTAGTGTAGGGATTTTCTGGGATGTAAAATGTCATTCCTAGAAAATGCTAATTACGACTGGAT